AACGGGTTCACGAACGTAAAAGCAGTCCTTAATTAACTATAGCTTTTATCGCCAATTTGCGTAGAAGTACAAGCGGTCAGCACGCGAAGTATCAGGAGGTCCGGGAATAGCTTGGATAAACTCACCACCACTCCGTTCGAACCGATAGCGGGCTGCTACGGGGTCGCGATAGTTCGGCACATAAAGCATATGGGCCAGACGATCACACTCGTATAAATAGTTCTCTCGCCAGATCCGAGCAGTCTCCCTCTTGTCCTGAATGTTGATCGAGCGACTCACGTCACCGAGGATCGTTTCCTGACGGCTAGTCGCCCGCCCGGTTGCCAATTCGGTTAAACGCTCAGCTTCCTCGCAGCGTTCGATCTGCTGAACAATTTTGTCGTAGTAGTACTCACTAGGGATCGAATTACACGCTTCCATCAAGCGTGCATAATCCCCGGCAGGAACCGTGGCAATGTTATAACCAAGGTGATACGCAACGCGACTAAAGTTAAAATCATCAAGACGGTAACCAAAGACCTGCGCGGGGTTACGCGTTAGCTGATTAATCGCAGCGTAAATTACTTCACGCTTAGTGGCGTCGGTGGTGTCAGGCTGAAAGACAACCCCTTGCCCAGCAAGATAACTCTGTATCTGCTGAAGCTCTTGAGTAGTTAATTGCGACACTACTTTAGCCTGCTACATATTTGTATTCTAATTCTTAATCACCTACGGATTTAACGGGTACTCGACAAAACCCGCATCAACTATTCGACGTAAACCACATCCCCTTCCAGCACAGAGTCCCAATCAACACGGGTGATGGAACGCAGCTGATCGAGCTTAGTGAAACGTTCGCCGGGCATCGACTGCTGAAGCTCTTTAATCTCCGTGGCAGTCTTTAAACCAATGCCCTTCAGCACTTGGGTCAAGAGCTGAGGAGTTGCGGAATTGATATTGACACGGTTGTAAGCCTGCACTTCAGGCTTTACGATTTGCCGCCCACGGCGTTGTTTAGTGGGCTTATCGGCGACTTCAGCCTCGACGACATCTTCGGCGATTTGATTTTTGTGAGCAAAGAAAACTTTGCCGGTCGTTAACGACCGAACCATTTTGTATTCGCCTTCGTCGTGTTCGCTTAAGACTTCGATTTTTACGCCGTTAGGTGTAAAAGTAAATTCCTTAACGGTCACGGCAGTCATCATGTAGACAGTGATCTGCTTTTAGTTATAGCACAATCGGCAATAAAAAACCCCCTCCGAAGAGGGGGATGGAGAACACTTCGAACCGACCTTATCAGGAGGGCACGGTGGAGGTGTACACGTTGGACTCCACGAGGCCAGCGGGCTGCAGAGCCAGATCGTCGCGCTTGGGCGCTTCATCGGGCACGAGCCAGCACACTTCGCAGATACCCAGAGCTTTGTTCTTGCCAGCCAGTTTGTTGGCTTGAGCACGGGGGTCGTACACACCGGAACCCAGACCCAGGCCGGAGCCAGGAACGGTAGCGGTGCTGTACAGACGGTACTTCGTATCCGAAGTAACGACGTGCATGTTGGCGGGGTTCCAAGCGTTGCTGGACACAAAGCTGCCGTTTTCGATGCGGCTGTTGGAGCCCACCAGGTTGGCGAAGAAGCCGCTGGGGCTAGGAGCGGTGGTGAGACCGGAAGACAGAGCGGGACCCACGCCGAGAGCGGGGGAAGTCTGAGCACCGGCAATACCGCTGGAGACCACGTCGCCGCCGTCGAGACGGACGGACACGCGATACACATAAGCACCCGAAGGAACGGTGATGCCGTCGGTGATGTCAGCACGGACATCCTTATACGCGTCAGGAGACGGAATAATGATGTCAGCAGCCTTGAAGGGCTGGTTGGTGCTGTTCTGACCGGAAGCGTAAGGCTGGGTGTAGTAATCCAGCTGGTTGGTGCTGGAGCTGGCCTGATAAGACAGGTCAACGTAACCCACGGCCTGCTGGGCAATCCAGCCGGGACGGAACACAACGCCAACGGGGCCACCGACAGGCTGGTTGCTGTAGGTCTCGTTGGTACCGTTCTCGTTCAGGAAGCTGAAGCTGCTGGTGGAGTGCCAGTAGCGGAGAACATTGGTGTAGTTGCCGGGATAGATCTTGGCAACTGCAATCTGTTGGGGATTAATAGCCATCGTTAGTTACCTCCTCAGGCGTTAAAGGAGTAAGCGATGGTGGCGAAATCAGCGTTCAGAAGTTCGAAACCTGCGTACAGGCTCCAAATCATCATGATGAAACGGCTGAAGTCGTCATTGTTGTTCAGCAGCACCTGAGCGTTGTTGCCGCCGATACCGACGCCAACTGCTTGGGGACCGAAGAACATGCCGATGGCGGAATCGTAAGAACCAGAGGTACCGCCGATAGAAGCGGTAGCGGTCTGCGAAGGCATGTTGGTGGATTCGAAGAACCGCACACCCTCAAACACGAAACCGGTAGGCATAATCGGCTCGCCAGCCACGAAGGTGGCTTGGCCGAAGCCTTGACCCATGTACAGCGCAGCGTTGGGCTGCATTGCCGACATGAGGGGGTTGATCTGACCGTTGCCAGGGTAACGAGCAACTTCGCGGAAGTCGCTGTTCTGACGCAGGTGCATCAGGAAGGTAGGATCGCAAACGCAGCGATAGAAACCGTCCTGGAAGGTGGGGACGTTACGCTTGCGCAGGCTCTTCACCACGCGCAGCAGGTCGTCCTTAACGTCGAACTTAGCTTGTTCGGCGTTGGTGTAAGTCAGGCTACCAACGGCGAGGTTGCCGGGGTAGTAGTAACCACCTTGGCTATCGGAAGACTGACCTTTCGAAACAGCTTTCAGGAGTTCGTTGATGAACACCCGATCGCGCCAACGACGATAGTCGTCGAGCAGGGTCAGAGAACCGATGGACTGGTGGAAGGCAGTCAGGTTGCCGGTATCCAGCAGAAGACGCTGCGCGGTGATCAGGGTCTCGCGAGCGATCTTGAAGGTGCTGGGTTGGGTCGGATCGGTCGGGTCGGCAGGACCGGTGTACTCGCGCAGAGTCACGAGCACTTTGTCCTTCACAATGTTGCGGCTGTTGGCAGTACCAATGGTCTGCTCAGCAGTACGCTCACGTGACTCTTTGCTTCCCGGATTGCCCCAGAACCTGTAACGGTCTAACTGAACAGTTTGACCTGGTTGCTTCGCCTGTAATGCTTAAAAAGCACCGTGAGGCTCTTTATCCTCACGTAACACCACCTTAAGGACAGTGATGAGTAGACTATATCATCACCCACAGCAGGTATTATCCTCTGTTTGGGTGCCCCGCGCTCGTGTCACCTTATCGGCTTCTACAACAAATTTGTTGCGGTCAGCCTCGCTCCATTTTGACTTTCCTCGATTGGTTCGGGTGTCATAACGGAGGTCGAATTTGTAAGACATAGCTTTAGATCCGTAAGGTTTTAAAGCCTCTACGAACAAACGAGCTTGTGTTCCGCTACCGCGAAGATTCCATTTATTAGGGCTCTTCGTTTTCATTGGCTCACGTGGAGTCAAAGAAGCACCGGTTAAGCTCTCGATCCAATCAGACATCAGCAAAGCTGTGTCATAAGGAACGTATAAAGCTAGCTCTACAATGCGTTCCCTTACATAAGGTTCGTCAGTGCGCGGAGAGTTACCACGGTGACGTAGATGGAGATTGCCATCATCCATATAAAGGAGAGACAGCCCCTCTAAACCTATATCTCGCAAAAAAGAGGGCGTTATTACCTTTTTTCCTTGCGGATAAAGTTCCTTATACAAAGGAAGAAGCAGCTCTTGTTGATTAGACCACCATTGACAAGCAGGAAAGGATCCCGTCTGACAGGCACTTACTCTTTCGTGAATAGGTTGCTTGATACCAAAAATTCGATTAAGTCTCCCCACCTTCCAGCGGAGATACTCAAACTGTTTTTTGGAATGAGCGATATAAAGACTTGGGTAAGTCGTTTGGTGCTTTAAACACCCATCGCCCAAACAAGCTCCTTTTAAAAAAGAGCGGTCGCTTCGAGAGAGCATTCGAGCAGTGTTAGTCGTTGAACCTTCCAATCATTTCTGATTGGCTTGGCTGCTGATTGGCCTCCCCGAGGGGTCCGGCTTTCCAGCAATTCACGGGGTTGTTCGACCGAGATTTCGCTCGGAAGTTCCCAGACCTTAGCAGGTCAAGAAATCGTGCACAACCACAGGTTCAGCGGCCATCTCTACAACATACGCGGGATGCGGACGGTAGAGTTCGGCGCCGAGAAGCTTCGGGAAATCATTATCGACAAACACTGTCGATATCTCCAGAAACTACAAAGTCAGTTTAAACAAAATATTTGCTTAACGACACTATTTTGTCGCATTCATAGCGTTAAATCGATTTTTGGTTGCTGGAATTGACCGTGGGACTAAACGTCCTGACCATGTTGCGCACAGACTCACTGTTCTGCATATACACAGAACCATAGTTGTATGCGTACCGAGTAGACCTTCCGCGATATACGTACCGAAGACTGCTCGACATCAGACCAGGGGTTCCAGAGCGCACAGTCTCGGTATACGTTCTGCAGTAAACCGGACGGTTGTATTCCCACTCGGATCGATCCGCCGTCCCCTGCGAACCAAGCGTGTTGGTTAAGAGAGTACCTTCATAATTCCGATGGGTTACACCACCGCCTGTCTTACCCTGGGCAGCAGTATTTGCTTCGGGCGTGTTGTACGGGTTGTAGTTCTGGTCGGCGGGCGCTACACCCCGATAATAAATATAAGTTCCTTCGTTACGCAGACCATATTCAGGCCCCGTGGAGGTAACAACTTTCGCGTTAGCGATTGTCGTCACGCTCAGTGGACGGTACCCGTTGTAAGAACTTAAGGAACCGCTAGGTAAATAATCAGTGTTTTCGTAATCG